ATACTGTATTTCCTGATAATGTAATAGTAGCACTGTCTAGAGCTTGACCCCCAGCAGAGTAGTTAGTACCTACTGCTTCATCTGTGTTACCTGTTACGTCAGAATAATTAGCTGTACCAACACCATAAGAGCCTGATGGTGAGGCTTTTATTAGAGCTACTTTAAGTGTATCTGTATCCATATCGTGAACACCACCAAGTAACTCTTGCTTGAAGCTGTTGCACATCGCCGTTGTAATAGCCATTGGTTATGTCCTTTATGTTTCTAAATGCACAAAGGGGCCAGCATATAGCCAGCCCCAGTGTTATACTTTATTACGCAGCGTTGTAGTGCGCTGTGACTAATGCTTCTGGGCGAAGAATCTTGCGCCCGTAAAGATGCATACCGCGAACAATGTCAGCGAATGAATCTGGGTCACGATAGTTCTCAACCTTGTTGATCTGCTCAGCAGAAGCAACAGCATCGTCTTGACCAGCTACGATAACACCAAAGTTTACGTCTTGTGCTAATGCACCAGAAGTTCCAGCACCTGTACCTTTAGAAGGTAAAGAGTTAGATTGGTAAATACGGAAGCCGTGTAGGTTGTTTAAGACCAAGCCATTTTGTAGACCTGCTCCACCGAAGTCAGCATTCAACATACGTGAATCTTCGTCTTTGAGCATCTCAATAAATACTGGGTCTAGGACCAGCCATCTACCTCTTGAGTCAACATTTGCTTGATCCATCTGACGTGCCATACGAGCAACCACTGTCAAAGGTGAAACAGTCGCTGTAGACAACGCTGTTGCGCCTGGAAGACGTGGAGCCAATGGGATTGAATCGCCACTAGCATATGCTGTTGAAGCAGAGTCAGCAGAACCCAATGAACCGAAGTCCGTTGCGTCCAAATGGTTAGCAGTTAAAAACTCACCTGTTAGGTTTCCAGCTGTGTCGTGCTGTGCATCACCTGATGTTGCGGTAATGTAAGCACCTGCAGTTGTGTGACCTGACATGTATGATAGAATGTCTGCATCCATTGAGTCAGCCATTTTAAACGCAGCTCTGTCAGCAGCTAAGCTAACGTAGTCAACATTTGAAAATTGGTCCTCGATGTCATCCATCTTGAACGCAAAGTAGTTAGCTTTGTCAATAGTCAAAGAGAAGTCTTCATCATTCAACTTTTCAACAGAGATAGCTGTGTGACGCTCAAGAGCGTTTACAGTTACATCTGGTTCTTTTTGAATGCGAACAACGTCGCCTTGGTTTGCAATCTCACCAAAGTAAGAGTTATTAGTGATTGCGTTAGCTACAGCTGCACGACGAAGTGCGATCTGTGCTTGTTTTGAGTAGATAATCGGGGAAAAGTTTCCGTTAAATCCACCACTTGCGGAAGTAATAGCCATTGTGTAATCTCCTTATAGATATGGCGTGACATTATACGCTTCATACCAACTAAAGAGGCTCTTACTATTAGGGTAGTCAGCTTTGCTTTAGGGATCGCCATCCTTAGAGCGCTGGGCCTTTAGTCTGAGGTAGTTCTTTTTCGTGGATAGAGCTTAGTTATAAGCATGTGCAGTTCAAGCAAACGAATACTAAAATAAACTTGATACTGCACATGCCCTTAGTTGTATCCATCTTTTAACAGATGTCAACTATTTCTTTGATAAATCGTAAATAAATTTACCGTTACGTTGAGCGTCCATAATTTCTTCTTGGCGCTTCTCATATTCTTTAATACTCATCTTAGCAATTTGTGACTCTCGTAAGTAAGATGAACTATCGTCTGGTTCGGGTGCAGCAGAGCGTTTACTCTTTACAGAACTTGCTGCGCCTTTGTCTGACGTATTAGTTTTACTTTTGGTAATACCCATGTCAGCTTTGTATAAGTCTATAACACGGGATACAGATTTAGCATCATCTACATTCTCATAGAGTGCATCTTGTACCCACTTAGGTTGATCACCTGCCCATGTGTGGAAAGCATCATCATCTCTGATAGATACAAAATCAGAGTGCATACCTAGTAACTCTGCTTCAGCCTTTTCTCTTTTTGCAGTAGACCGTAACTCTTCTATCTCAGCAAGTCTTGCATCTAAATTAGAAGACTTTTTATCCGCTTCTTTTGCGGCGATAGCTTCTACAATACCTGCAACGTCTGGATATTTTCTAACCCATGCGTCTAGTTCTTCATCTGACTTAGGTAGTACAAGTTCATTCTTTGTTGCAAGATCTAATTGCTTTTCTAACCTCTCAAGCTTAGCAGTAAAGTCTTTCTCTTTATCCTGCATGTGCCTTCTTATATCAGAATAGCGTTGCTTGAAGGTTTTTTCTTCAGCACTTAGCTCAGCATCATCTTCTTGTGCTTCACCTTCGGGTTCTTCTTTTTGTTCGGAACTACTCTCTGTCTGAACTTTGGGTTCGACAGGATCTTCGCTACTGGGTTTCGCCTCAACAGCTTCTTCTGTTTCATCTGTCTCGCCACGTGCTTGCTTTAGCAGTGCCTCTAGTTCTTCTTGATCACGCTTAACACGTGCATCATTCCTTTGATGTGAAGCCGATGTAGTTTTAATCGGCGTAGTTTCTTGTGGTTCTTGTATCATGTTATACTCCTTATGATGGGGCCAGCCTAAGCTGGGTAGCCTTATAGTTATATGAAGTTTTTGTAGTTACTTCTTCTTCTTATTGTTTTTCTTCTTGGAAGCTAAGCCGCCTTCTTTAAAACCTGTTGGTCTTTGGCCTGTACTAGCATACCGTGCCATTTTCTCAGATGCTTTTTTGCCCTCTTTTAGTATTGTCTTAACTTGTTTGTCTGAAGCACCTCTTTTTCTTGCTTTAGATGCAACAGACCCAGTTTTGATCATAGAATCTCTAAACGCATCTCTCCCTCTAGCTTCTGCTTCTTTTCTTTTTCTACGCCTATCTCTTAATGCCGCACTCTCTTCAGTAGTAATAGTTTCGTATGGCTGATCAAAGATTTGAGATGTAATTATTTCATTAGGATCTTTAGCTTTTAGCTCTGTAGTATCTACATAAGTAGGATCTAGATCTGCGCCTTTTGGCTCTGCCGAGTATACAAAGGGTTTATAGTCATCTACTAAAGTACGCCCTGTCTTTTCAAAAGGCGATACAAAAGGTTTTGGTTCTTCGTCTTGTAATTCAGGATCTTCAACTTTTACTTTTGGTTCTTCGTCTTGTAATTCAGGTTCTTTAATTTTTACTTCAGGCGCTTCAACTTTTACCGTAGGTTTCTTAATCTGTTCTAGAACTTCACCGTATGTAAGAGTTGGACTATAATCGTTTTCCTCTCCAGATTCTTTTGCTTTCATGGCTGCATAAGATTCACTAGCACCCCAATCACCTGTTCTTAAGAACTCGAAGAAGTCTCCATCATTTGCTGATCCAGGTTTAGATGCAAACTCACTACCCTCTTCTAGAGATACATCAGCTATTTTTATAAATACATCTCTGTCTACTGGATCTCCGTAACCAAGTTCAGTTGCTACGATAGTGTCTTGACCTAAGTTATTATCTTCACCTTCACCTGTGTATCTTCTACCTAAGACAGGTACACCATCACGGCCTTTTATATCCATCTCATACCACTCAAAGCCATCACCAGCATACACACCGTTCCTAGTAACTTGTCCGTAAGATTCAAATTGTTTTTCTTCTCTAGTTATAGGATCTCTATATGTGGATACTCTACCTGTTGTAGGAGCGATTGTGTTTTCTACAACCTCTACAGGTGACTTAGTTTTTTCTACATCCATACCTGTTACTGCAGGATCTCCAGGAGAAATAGCATCTCCAGTAATATTACCTTCAAAGTCGTATACTTCACCAGCTTCCATAGCTATTGCTTTTTGAAGTGCAACAGCTTCTTCATCTGTCTCTGGTACAAATGCATCTTTTACTGCACCATATATTTTTTTGATTAGACCAGGCTTACCTTCTTTAGATGCTTTTAACATATCTTCAAGAGCACTTTTATCTGCTGCATATTCTTCTGAAGCAATTCTACGTTCTATCTCATTCTCTAATCGTCTAGCACTATCCATCATAGCACCCTTAACAAAAAGACCTAATACTGGATTTATAGCACCTGCACCAAATGCTATTGCTGTAGATTTACCAGAAGATTGATCTTCTAACATCTTACCAATCTCTTCTGTAGTAAGTTCTTTATAGTTTATAGGATCAGGTTTTAACATTGGTCTTTTACGGCGACGAGAAGTTACAACCTGTGGTTCTGGTTGTGCTGCCGCAGCTGGTGCTTCTTCAACAACCTCTTCTTTTATTGTATAACCTGGAGGAATAGAAGTCTGAGGTTTACCGTTAATAAATGTGATGTATATAGAATGCCCAGCTTCATTAACATAGGTACGTACTTCTACAGTAGGTGCACTACCTGTTGATTCATAACCAGCAGTAATACCTGTGCTGCCTAAGCCAAGAGCACCCATTTCGTCATAACCTTCATCTCCTGGAGATAGTGCATAACCGCCCTCATCCATTTTCATAGGTTTGCCATCATCCTCTACTTCTAGTTCAGAAATATCGAACATCATATCGTCAGATTCATCTACAGGCTCACCACCAATACGTCCATTCTCAGCCATATCTTGAAAGCCAAACTTAGCTTTAGCGCGTAATTGCTCAAAGAACCTAACGCCATAGTACCGTACTACGTCAGCAGGTACGACATACTCACCTTCACTTAGTTGTGCTGGTATATCGTCACGAACTTCTTTTGCAGTAGAACCTATGGGAACTTCATTTCCTGACACAGGGTCAATACCTTTAGTGTTGTCTGGTACTGTATCTAAATCTACACTACCGCCCAGTGCAAAAGCCATTCTTGTTTGTTCATCCATTTACTTTATCCCTCAAGTATTGAAGTTGACGCAGAGCGCGTATAGCACCTTGATGCCTGTATAGTTCAGCAGTATCTGTAACAGTTTCCATACTACGTTGTTGTGTAGAAATACGCTCATCTAACTCAGAGATGAACGCTTCCCATGATGTTGTGTTGTTTACAAAACTCTTAAGAGACATTACCACTGAATCCTTGCTCTCCTGGAACTGGTGCTGTACCCATGCCTATCTGACCACCGCCACCACCTGATGTGTCCTGTACGCCCCCCTGAGGGGTCTGTGGCGCTTGTTGGCCTCCCTCTGGTGCTGGTACACCCTCAGGTGCTTCTGGAGGCTGTGCTGGTTGCTGGAAGCCTTTGAGGATCTCAGCTTGGATAGCAGCGTCTGCCATAGAGTTAGTAACCTTATCAGGATCAAGATCCATGGACTTAGCAATCTCACGTATTATGTAATCCATCTTAGCAAAAGGAGCTAGTACTGGGTTCTGTGCAACTTGTAAGAATTGCATTAAGCGCTGGGATCTTACTTCGTTAGCCATTAAGCTTTCAGTACCTGACGCATGTACTTCTAAGTCACCCCGTATTTGTTCATCAAAGTCAAACTGCATGTTGAAAGAGAAGAATGCTTTACCTAATGGGCGAAGTAAATAGTCATCCACGTTTTTAACTACTGTACGAATAGAACCGTTAGCAGCAGACATAAGCATACTAATACCTGAGGCTGTACGCCCAACGCCTGATACACCTGTTTGACCATGAGCAAAGCTAGGGAAGCCAGTACTCTCATCTGCTAGTACTCTTGCCTTATCAAATAGTTGCATATTTTCTTGAGCAACATTTGGGAACTTAGTACCGAAGATGGCTTGTCCTGGTGCACCCCCAGCCCTGCGGAAGACCTTGCCAGGATATACAGATAAGTCTTGTCCAGGCGTTAAGTTGGTCTCATCTACTTCTATAATAAGATTACCAGATAATGCAGCATTGTCAATAGCCATACGCATAAAGCCATTCATCAATGTCTGTGTATCGTCCATGTTCTCAGCAATACCTACACCAAAGAAGCTGTAAGGGTTATGCTCGTAAGGAACTGCATAGTAAGGTATACGTGTAGGTTTGAATGGGTTTAGTACAAAGCGTAGTACTTCACCGTTACATATCCAAACATTACAGTTAACCTCATCTAAATCTTTTAGTTCGCTGGGTATCTTAACACCATGCTCTTCAAGTAGTTCAGTATCTACATAACCCCAAAACTCTAATACTTCCCAACGCTCAGAAGATGGTTGTGTATCATCATCCTCCATAGTCATTTCCCAGTATTTCTGTATGTAGTCAGGTCCTTTATCTACAGCCATCTGAACTGAGTCAGACATGAAGTAGGGACGACTTCTTAAAGAACGTAATTGTGTACGTGACATCTTATGACGTTCAACAGTATACTCTGCATCATTCATAGACTTAGCTTCTGGGTCTGGGTAGAAGTCCCAAGAAGAAACATGACTACACTCAGGTACTGTCTTTACTAATGGATCATACTCACCATCATCATTCCAGTTAGGGTACTCTTTATCTACAGCAAAGGGACCTTTCATAACACCTGTACCTAGTAGTGCCATCTCAAACGCCATAGAACGTAAGTGTGTAGATGCACCTGATTCCTGCAGCTGGTCATGGATTTTCTTTTCCATCTTCTTAGCTGAGACCATAGCTGGGTGAAATGATACAGTAGATGGTGTAGTTCCATCACCCTCAATAATCTTATCTGATACAGCTTCAAGTTTACCGCTTAAACCAGCCATACGTGCCTGTAGATCCATAAGGGTCTCACCAGGTTTTAGTGTAGTGTCACCATTTATAAGGTAAGGACTAGAGGCTTTATCTTCTGTCACAGGTTTGAGTGCATCACCTGCAGCTTGAGCTTTAGGATCTATATTAATATGTACTGCTTCTGCTACACCATCAGGTAATACAGAAGGGTTAACAGATAGTGGGAACTTGTTGTTACCAAATAATACATCTACAATCTGCCCATAAGCAGCAAGAGTCTTAGTCTTGGTAACCTTAACAAATACGCGAGACTTCTCAGTATCTGTAAATGAAACATCCTTACCATATATACCACGATAGTTGCGATATGCTTTTAACCAGCGTTGTTCATCTGAATGCCTTGCATCCTCTGCTCGTTTGTATCGCTCTTGTACAAAAGCTACTACGCTATCTTTTTGTTCAAAGATGCTATCCGTACTGTCTTCTGCAGCTACGACTTCATCTGTTTCAAACATTTCTTCTTGTTCTGCCATTTATTAATACCCGAATGTTGTATCACTAGCTTGAAAGCCTGTGCGTTGTGTTGCTGGGTTGAAATCCCAAATGCTGCTGCGTGGACGTGTCATAACACCATATCGTAAAGCATCGTATAAGTGATCCTCTGCGTGAGTGTCTACATCTTCTGGATTTCTTTTATCCAAAGGAATGCTTGGTATCTGCGCTATAGTGTTAGTGCAGTTGTTCATAAATACTAATCTAGGCTTTTCCGTAAACTCATCGACCTGTAACCGCCTATGTATTTCGTTTTTACCTGCGACACGCGAACCCCTAGACCGATCCGAAGGCCGCCAACGGCAACCCTTCATAATCATTTGCTCAGCTAGTGATGGTCCCGTGTCGCCTCGGTTGTGCCATAAAGAAGAGTCTAGCACACCGTATCTCATACCACCGTCTTGTTTCTCTAAATCTAAAATCATATCAGCTAGATCTGTAGCTGTAACCTTAGAACAATATAACTCTCTGTAAACAATGAGTTGCTCGTCTGGTGCAACAGCAAACCAGATAACTCCTGTATAAGATCCGTAGCCGTAGTCACAAGCTCTAAACTTAGCCCAACTTTCGGGAACTTCAAAAGCGTCAATGACATGCTTGGTTCTGTCAAACTCTGGGAAAGCGGCTCCATCATTAATATCCCAGTTGCCTTCTAAGAGTTGCTTTCTTTGATGCTCTGGTAGTGACAGTAGCATTGCTTCATAGTCACCTGCCTCAGCAAGATATGGGTTATCAAATAGTGATGCAGGTATAAACCTACGTTTAAACAAAGGTTGCCCTGCTTTACTGTGACCAACAGGATATGTAATAGTATC